TGATTACCGAGAGGCATACTATAGGAATTTTGGTCACTCGTTAAAGCAACGTCCGTGATGGTCGTGCGATCTTCTGCCGTCGCGAACCCAGCGGTCTTGTCCCAGATGATCATGCTGATACATTGATCGGTCTGACTACGATAGGATGGTTTACAACCCCACCCCACGAAGGTCGGCGCTGCGGTGTGGCCATCGGTGCCCATTGAAACATTTTGGAACGCCTTGGTTTGCCGCGGCAGCAGTATCGCGCCCGTTGTGGCATCGGAGAGCATCCATCCCGATTCCGATAAATCGTCAGCCTGGCTACCACCTGACAGAAACGTCAACAAATATCGACCAATCTGCGCTGTGTCCATTTGCAGTCGGGAATCTACGCCATTGCATTCGGCGTTTGTGGCCGCAGCAGGTAGAATGCGCAGACTTTCATAGGCGGCGCGCCCCCGCGGAATCCAGGCTCCGTTGATCGGGTTGCTGCTATACCATTTCTTCCCGTCATTAAGCAACAACTCTCCACTATGCGACGAAAGTTCGCGACCGCCCGTGATTGTGGCACCAGTGGAATCTAGCATCGGGACGGCGCCCAACCCCAGGCGCTTTTCGATCCGCTGTTCCTTCGTAATCATCCAATTCCGTCCGTCAACGATAGTGCCCATCTGGGTCGTGCGCGGATTGGCTTTCTCATCCAGGCCCAAGAGCCGGACATCAAGCAGTTGCTTCTGCAGAACACTCATGCGGGCACCGCCATAGGCGGACATATAAAAGTCCCGCTAGCCCTACCACTACAGAGGTGATGGCCATAGGTGGCGGGATTATCGTCCTCCTCGCGCCAGGCTTTGATTGGCCACAAATTGAAGCCTTCGGGATTCCGCGAGAGCAACGCCGGCCCCGCGCTCGCATGTTGCATGAGATTGCTTACCGCAAGGTTTCGCACGAGTCGCTCAATGCTGAGATGACCGGCTGGAGCCGCCAACGCAAACCCGCTAACACCATAGCGCCCATGACAGCGTGCCATCCAGGCGTCCGTGAGGTCCTCTGGCATCGCTTGCAAATCGATGTCTGTGTCTAGGTAAAGGCCGCCTTGGTCGCGCAGGACCAGGTATCGTAGAATGTTTGATTGCTGCGCGATGTGCAGACAGCGCGGAGAAAGCGCGCGAAAGAGCACCTGTGATGCCCAACCCAATCGGCCAACGTCCGCCGCACTCCAGATCTCATATCCCCACCCCGCCGCTTGAGCGACCGAACGAGCAGCGATAGCGAGCCCGGGAATTAGGCCACCCTGTAGCCAAATTTGATGAAGTACACGTGGGACGCGCATACTAATTCAACCTCGCCCAACAAGTTGAGCAGGACCCGGTGCTCCACCACAGAATGTACACTGCGGGGGTGCCTCCCGAGTACTGTCGGTAGAAGGACAGCCCTGTTGGCGCGGATGGGATGATGCCAAGTCCGGCGGTAGGGTCAATCGTGCCGTCGCCGATGAACCGCGCAACATCGGTGGATGTGCTCCAGTTGATCGACGTGGTGGTGGCGCTGGACTGCGACGTACCCGTGCCGGTGTAGATGGACGTGCTACTGCTACTAGAGGAGCTGCTGCTACTATAGCTAGCGGTGTTGGTGTTGGTGCTGGTGCTGGTGGCCCCGAGACTATTGGTGCTGCTGTGAGTGGTCGTGGATGTACTACTGACAGAATCAGTGAGCGTAACCGATGCCGTATTGGTCGAAGAGTGGGTAACCGTGCCAAAGTTGAATGAGTGGGTGCCCGTCGCTGTATTTGTCAGCGTCTCCGAATTGCTCTGTGTCTGACTATTACTCTGCGTGGCGGTATTGGTCCTAGTCGAAGTCTGGTATTGGGTAGCGCTCGATGAGCTACTAGATGAGCTAGTCCGTGTCTGCGTGGCGGTCGTCAACTGAGTCCGCGCCGCCATGGCGGCGCGGAGAAAGTCGCCAGCCTGTGGTTGCGCGCCCACTAGGGTGACTTTCACGCCCCCATCCGGTGTGCCGAGTGTACCGGCATTGATCTCCGCTGGATATGATTGTCCGGTTGTGGCATTGCTGAAGAGGGCTCGACCGGAGTTCCCCCATGTCATGGTTGCCCCCGCCGCCAAAGCGATTGTCGCCACCGAGGTATAGAAGAGCCTTGTACGCTTCATCCAGCCACCGGAAGGGCCATCAACAGAATTTGCGAATTCCACACCATGAAAGCCGCGCGGGTATTAACCGTGACCGTTAGATTGGGGTCTGGGCTTAAGGTCCCTAGGGAAATGGGGAGCGCTCCCGTGGCTAGTTTGGCATTGTTGATCAGATCGCGGGCTGTGGCGAATACAACCCAAAAAGGCTTGCCCTCTGGACGCCCGTTGGGATTGATCCCAATGAGATCTTCTGGTCCGTACAACGTCACGGCATCAACGCCGACGGGGAGGGTGAATGCACCGCTTGAACTGGTGACGGCTCCTAGGGGCGGCTGAGTCGATACTACCGCGAGTGATGCCATGAAGGCGCGAAACATCTGCTTGATAGCGTCAAAGTTTCGATCAAGAACTTGATCTCCAGTGCGCGCGAGCGTGAGATTGTTTTGCGGCATCACCACATCTCCGACCAGTAATCGTCCGATACGTCCGCAATCGTGCCCTGGTCACCATGGGCAGATTGGAGCCATGCCTCCACCCCGGCCTGTGCGCCAGCCTGGGCCTGTAGGTGCGGCGCGGGGTCGTCGTCCAGGCGGACGCGAATCTTGGCAGCGATTCCCTGCTAGACGTATTCGTCGACGCCAGTGGGGAGGCTCAACGCTGTAGAAAGCGATCCAACGACCGCAGCGGGCGCCTTCGTGATGTACCAGAGCCGGAACGGGTAGAGCGAAGAATACTGCGGCGGCATCAGCCAAAGATTTTCACCGATGGCCCGATATGAAAGCATGATGAGCCGGTCGCGGGTCACGAAGTTCCACGGGCGGATCTTCTTGTAGATCTGGTCGCCAAGTTTCAGGTCTACTCCGCGCACGCTGAGAAAATCCGTCACGCCCAGCCCACCTGGCGTTGTGCCGGCGGCAGTGATCGAAATATAGTTGGCTGGCGATGTGATCTGGCCTTCCTTGCTGGACGTGAAGGCGTCTCTGTTGCACCGCATACCCCACTGCCACGCCGTCGATATTTCGTTGTTCATCCAGGTGATGAACTGCGCGGTGCTGATCAACGAATACCCATCATTGTCCGTCAACGCGTTGGCGTCGTCGATGATAGCCTGTGGAGTGATGGAATCGAACATTTAGAAAGCCGGGGGCAGTTGTTGGCCGCCCCCGGCTCCTTCGGTCTAGTCCTTGCCCTTCTTGGCAATGATCAGGGCCGCCAACGGCCGCCCTAGCTTCTTGCTGGGTTCTTCTTTGTCTGCCTCACCCTCGGCGTCTTCCTCCCCGCTGTCATCGTCGACGAGACGCCACATGTCCCGAAACGCTTCAACGCCCGCGTCCGAGTCGTCTTTCTTCTGCGCCTCCCAGAACGCCTCGACGGCGTCCTTGATCCCCGCATCGTCCTCTTTCATGGCGTCACGCTAGATAGCTTGACCAGGAAGCTGAGCAGCACGATGCCGCCGCTCTCAATGTTGCAGTCGACGTGCGTTTCGTCGGTGCTGCTCGTCACGGCCTTGAAAAACTGGATGGCAAAATGCCCATCCACTCCGTTGTATGTCCGTACAGCATACGAAATCGCGCTATTGGTCGTGAGAGGAGTCCCGGCCGCCACAGCACTGACGACTGTGGCTTGGATGGCCTGGAACGCCCATGGGTAGGTGGCGGTAGCTGAGCTGTCAACTGCTTGGCAGGCAGATGCCGCCGTCGTGCCGTCCGGTGCCACGAGTTGGATCGTGTAGAGGCCGGCTTGTGATTCCTTCGTGACCGTGAATCCTGGGCAGTCGAGGTTGGTGGCCGAGACTGCGCCGGAACTCCCGACGGTGAAGGATCCGGTCATCAGCACCATTCCAGAACGGTTGACACCTCTGACCGGCTGAAAGATTCGATTGAAGATGGTCGACATGGTTTCGATTGTCCTTTCCCGTGTTACCGGGCGTTACAGGTTGTTGACCACGCCGGCATGGCCTGGGGCATCCACGTGGAACTGCCACGAGCTGACCAGGCGGGCCATCCAATCGTCGGAGCCAGCGACCTCGCGGAACTGAAGGCCATCCTTCTCTTCCAGCATGATGAGATCCTTGCCGGTGTGGATGATGCCGACGTCATCGATGTTAAACTGCCACGCGACCTCTTCCGGGAACGCCCCATCCGAGTAGCACAGCATATCACCCGAGGCGCCTGCCAGCAGAACACCGCGGAACCCGAGAGGAGCGCCGTCAATGTCCTCGACGTCAAAAAACGTCTTGTTGAGCATCGACTTCACCAGCTTGTTGTGGGTCTTGGTCCCCAACACGCAGTGGGTGTTAACGCCGCCCTGAGAATCGATGTCGCTCGATAGGTCAAGCAACGCCTCTTCGATGTTTCCGCTCTTGCTGCCGTCGCGCCGATTGCCACCCGTGCGGACGGACAGCGACTGGTCGACTGTGAAGAGCGAGCCCGTCGGAGTCGCCACGGGCACGAACCCAGCGAACCCGACTGGCCACAGGTACGTCGCGACCGAGGCCCCGACATCGCCAGCGCGGAATAGGTAGTCATTGGCCGCCCATGCGGTCGACGCCGTGACGTCGCTGGCCATCGTGAGGGTTCCGGCCGCCGCATCCACCTTCGTGATCTTGATGGCGGTCCCGCTGTTCTTCAGGCCGCCGCTCAGGAGGGTTGTGCCCGAGCAAAGCGCCTGGCCAATCTCGAAAAACCGCGCCTGCGAGGCCTTCTTGAGCGTGATGACGGTTGTGGCGACGGAGCCAATTTGCGCGAACGAGCCCGAGCCGTCCCCGCCCAACGCCATCTCGTCCAGCCTCGTGAGCGCGTTGCGGGCGTTCTCGATTTCGGACACCATCGCGTTGACGAAGGAGCCGGTTCCCTCCGCGATACGAGTCACCTTTCCAGACACTCGTGCGAACTGGAAAAGCTCGCCCGGAGTCAAGAACCACTGGCTGTAACGACTGTATTCAGTCGCTGCCTGGTTGTAGCCGGTTGCGTACGTGGCGGACCCGGCCTGCGGGTTGCCGTACTTCAGCGGCTGAACGAATCCGGCACCGAATGGGCCGGAAACAATGGTCCCCTTCGACTTCTTGAGCAGCGCGAGCGTCTTGGCCCGCGCGTAGTCGATGGGAACAATACCGTCGGGATAGGTCTGCTTGAGGACGTTTGCAGCAGCGGTTGCGTCGAATGTCATGGCGTAGCTCCTGAGTGGGGGTCATGGGGGGATTCACTCCGGCTTCGTTGCTTCGCCGTAACTGCTGCGTGCTTCGGGTGCCTTGCGGCCGAGATTATTAGGAGATGCCTAGGTTCTTCATTGCGAGAGCCGCGCGGTCCAGTGCCGATATCTTCGCACCTTTCGGTCGACGATTCGGATCAGGAGCGACCGGCCCTCTCTCCCGGCTTCGTTGCTCTGCCGGTTTCGGTTCTTGCTTCGCCGTGGCCGCGGCGGTTGGTGCCGTCAGCGGTTTCACGGGTTCGATGGTAATAGGTTCGGCGGCTTTTGTCTTGGCCGCTTTGCGCTTGGTAACGTCTTCGTATTCAGCATCGAGTCGCTTCTCAAGTTCCTTGAGCGCCTCGGCTGCCGTTGGAGTCTTGCCGCCGTTCTCGCGCTCTAGGTAGGCCGCGAAGTCCACAACCTGATCGGACGTGATCTTGCGAGCTACGATGCAGGGGAAATCATCCGATGCAGCCGCGAACGCCGTTTCGATCTTGCTGCCGAACTCCTGGCGGGCGACCTGGACGCGGGCCTTCTCGCGCTCCATCGCCGCAGCCTGCTCGCTGGCGGCCTGTTCGGCCAGCGTCCAGGTATGCTTCTCTAGCTCTTCCTGGGCGATCTTGCGCGCGATGTCCTCGGGCGTGGGGTCCTGGTACTGCCGCGAAAGCTCTTCAATCCCGCTACGCAAGTCGATGCCGAGCGTCTGAAGGACCGCGGCCTTGCCGCCTTTCGCCAGCGCTTCTTTGAGCGCCTTGGTGAATGCCACGTCAGGGTCGGCCTGCGCCGCCGCCGCCTTGGCCTCTAGCTGGGCGAGCTGGGACTGGATGGATTTCTCTAACGCCCGCACCTTCACTTCGCGCTCGGCGATGATGGCGAGACCACGGGACAGCCGCTGCTGTTTCTCTTCTGCCTTGGGGTCGGCCTTGGGAGGTTCCTTCGTGGGCTCCTTCGCCTCTTCCTTGGCAGTCTCTGCGGGAGTTGGTTCGACCTTTGGCGCTTCCGCGGCCTTGGCTGCCAGCTGGGCCTTCATGGCCTCTGCGGCTCTGGCAAGGCCGTCGGGACGGACGCGCAGACGGGGGGGCTGCTGCTGATGGACTAGCAGGCGGCTGGACCTATCGCTTTGTGACGCTACGCCGTCCTTTGCGGCAGCGGCGGCATCGGGCGAAATGGCCGCGACGGGCGCGGCTTCGGTGGTGGTCGTCGTTGTCATCGCGGTCGTTGCTTGGGCGGCGGGTGCGGTCGGGTCAGCCATTGGTGCTCCTGTTGTCCTGGATTCGGTCAATGATGGGCTCCAGGTCTGGTATCTGGGCAAGACGCTTCTCCCTGGAGGCGCGCCCGAACGTCCGCTCCCAGCCCTTCGCGTATTCGGGCGTGATGGGCCGCGAGTGGATGGTGGTACTCATGCGGTGCTGATTTTTATATCCCTTGCTCACCACTGTCCCCCCATCCTGCTACCTAGCCCAAATTGATCTATGGCTGCTTGAGCTGGGAACGCCTGCTGTTGGGCCTGGTTCTGCACAGCTCCCCATGGAGATTGCTGCGGACCCTGCATCTGCTGTCCTCCCATCCCACCGCCTAGCTGCGGACCCTGCGTCTGCCACGGCGCCTGGGCGAACATGCGCTGAAAGGGAGCTTGACCTCCCCATGGAGATTGCTGCGGACCCTGCATCGATTGTTGTTGTTGAGGACGCGCCTGATTGACGTTCTGCGGACCTCCCCATGGAGATTGCTGCGGACCCTGCATCGATTGTTGTTGTTGAGGACGCGCCTGATTGACGTTCTGCGGACCTCCCCATGGGGATTGCGCAAACTGTTGCAGAAACTGCGGCTGTTGCGCAAACTGCTGCGGTCTTGGTGATGTCGCGAATTGTTGCGGAGGTGGTCCTTGACCTGTCAATTGTTGCAGAAACCCCGGCTGTTGTTGCGGAGGTGGTCCTTGACCTGTCAATTGTTGCAGAAACCCCGGCTGTTGTCGCGGAGGTGGTCCTTGACCTGTCAATCCAGTGCTCGGTGGAGGCGGTGGTGATGTCGCGAATTGTCGCGGAGGTGGTCCTTGACCTGTCAATCCAGTGCTCGGTGGAGGCGGTGGTCCTTGAGGAGTCGAAGTGACGGTCCTCCTATTCTCATTCTCAGTGTCAAACCATCCCATAATTGTTCTCGCTTTCCTGGAATTCGCCCGCAGCCTCCATCCCACACATGGTGAATCCAATGCGGAATATGGCGCGTTCATCGTCTGTCAGCACAACCTGCCGAGGCTTGTTACACTCCACGCCGTTCACCACGAGGGGCGACCCCCAACGAAACCAATACGACGGGCGTAACATCACTGCGGCCCTCCCTGCGTAGGCGCCGGCATCGGCTCGCCACCGGGGGCCCCCGGGCTTGGCACGATGGGAGGCGCTATCTCCGACTGTTGCAGCATGGGACGCGCAGGCGGCGGTGGCGTCGCAATCGGCTGGTCGATGGCTACGGTCTGTGCTGGCGCCTGTAGCCGCTGGTCGAGGCTATCGGCCTCGCTCATCAGTCGACGTAGCAAGTCCATATGCTTGGGCGGGACATCGTCAAGCCCCAACGCCACGAAGTATTGGCGGCATGCTAGCGTCTTGAGTAGCTTCAGCCCGGTGCTGGACTGATACGGCTCTGGCGCCAGGTACTTGCCCTCGTAGAGTGCAAGGTCGACCTGCATTTCCGCTAGCTCACGGTTAGCCGTCTCCATTGTGATGATCTTTTCGAGGTCAGGAAAGTTGAGCAGCTTTAGCGCCAGGCCGCCCTGTACTTCCTCAGGGGGAAGTAGGCCGCCCTTGATCAGGTCAGTGACAGTCTGAATCTTCCCCGCCGTAGTTGACGGTAGCGCGCTCACTGGGTCGCTGTGGATGCGGATGTCGTTGTCGTCGCCGTTGACGTCTGACCATGCGATCTTGTTGTAGGATCCGGCGCCCAATGCCTGGACGGAGAACGCCTTGTCTTCCTTGGCCAGCTTGCTCCCGAGGTACATGATGATTTCGGCCGCGTCCTCGGTCTGTCGTTCCAACCGTTGCCCCTTCGTGATCTGGCGCGTATTCCCGACGTCGTTGTATTCGCGTATCGCGACCGCGGCATCAATCCCCGCTGGCTTCAGCCCTTGGCTCTGCATCTGGTTGATCCCAACGTCCGCCATCGCCTGTTCGATCAGCCAATCGAGATAGTGATACACCTCGGGCGGGAATGCGCTAGCGGGACCGAAAACGGGCGGGTTCCCCCTATGGTGCATGACGCCGCCGATTTCGTTCGTCAATTCGTCTTCCTGGACTTCGCTCCCCAGCTCAATCGACACGCGCGGAATACACGCCAGGCTCTGCCCGCGCGCGATCTTCCGCATCGTCTTCCCGACCTCGTAGTGATACCCGATCAGGGTGTCACTCGCCGGGCGCCCCTGCCAGCCCGTGTCCGCGTTGTCCCAGCAGAAGCGCGGGTAGGGGAACTTGCTTAACTCCCACGGCTCATCGACCAGCGTGACGTTATTCAGGGCGAGAATTCTGCGGCCTGGCTTCTCGGCGCTGATGCCCAGGTGGTAACAGTCGTACAAGTCAACCATGTCGGCGATGGTATCGTTTGCCTGAAGGCGCTTATATGCCTGATTGGCTCGATATTCCGATGCCTTCGCTCCGTCGATTTCCTTGGCCATCTTGGAAAACTGCAACCGAAGTTCATCTCGGCTAGTAGGCGTGCACTCGTAGAGGTTTCGCAAATTGCGCCCCTCGGCTTCATTCCAAGCAAAGTTGGTGCAGTGACGGCGCCCGCAACGGATCGTCTTGTTCTCCCGGTCGATCCACAACTTTACCATGCCGCCAGAACGGGTCAGCATCCCGTCGACGAACGCCCATTGCTGGGCAGAATGAAAGTCCATCTCGCGCAACAACCCGTTGATGAACTTGCTTCTCTGCCGAGCTTTCTTCTGGAGTCTCCATGAGCCACCGTCGGTCAAGCAGGAAATCTGCACCACGTTCTTGGCGATCATCGACGCCGCAGTGTCGACACAACGCCGAATCACGTTCGCGCGCGCCTTCGTGTAGCCGTCGATGGTGCTGGACGCCTGATAAAGCAGCGGCGATCCAGGAACCATCGAACCAAGCCAGTAGGGCGGCTCGCCATCATAGAGTGCCTGGTGGAGCGCATCCTTCAGCAGCCGGGTGGTGTGGCAGGAAATCAGTAGCCGCCAGCAGTCGAGCGCACAGGCACGCGCCTTGTCCTCGTCCTCGATGTCCCACCATCGGCCATGATTCCCCATGGCGTCGCCGTTGGCGGCCGTCGTGCCGGTCGAGTGAGGCATACGATACGTGAGGCGGCCTGGGATCTTTAGCCTGCGCGCCATCAGCTAAGCCCCACCAGCGCATCTGCCATCGTCTCAGCGGGGACGCCGAGTTTCTTCAGCATATCGACGGCCTCGGGCGTCTGGAGCTGCTGCATGACACGACCAGCCTCAGAAAGCGGCGGCTCAGGCTTTGCGGCCTTGCCCTTCGCCACCGGTTGCGGCGCCACGGCGCCAGTCAGCTTGAGCGTCACCGTGCCCTTACCGTCGACGCCCTGGTACTCCGTCACGCCATTGGCCCGCAGAACCTGCAACAGGCTACGGAGCTGGCCAACGCGCATGCCCATAGGGTCGCATGAACTGCGGACGCCTCGCACTAATTGCTTGACAGCGGGCGATGGTTTTATGTTAACTAGCTACCGATGATTAACTACCAACCATTGCCCGAGGCACACCAAAGGCGCCTTGCCGCCATCGTCGCGGCCAAAAACAAGTCAGGCGCCGCCCGCATCTTTGGGTGCTGCCGACAAACCATCAAGGCGGCGGCGGGAGGGCTGCCGGTACATCCGTACTTCGCGTATCGGGTGGCCGAAATGATCGAGAAGCGAGACGCGGAAGGGAAGCGGCCCTAGTCGTCGAACCCGAGCGCAACGCCTAGTGGGTCTCGCCCCCTGAACCGATTCTGCTCGTCCATCTGCCTACGCGTGAATTCAGTTGGCTCATGGTAGTTCGCATCGCACGGCTCCTCTTCGCGCTCCATGAAGGCCCGGCACGCCCGATACATGTATAGGACCGCGTCGGTGATGTCGCTGTGGTAGTCGTCAGCCACCTTGCGGATTCCCTTAGCGCGCGCGTCCTGATCCCATTGCACAAGCTCGCAATCCTCGGCGAACGGGCCACCCTTGCGCGCCTTGAATGCCCCAGCCAGCATCGCGCTGTTGAGCAGCTCGATGTGCTCTAGCTTGCGGGTCTTATCGGCTGCCTCGACTGGCATGGGCCATCTACTCCGCACCTCCTCGGCGATCTTCTTCCCCAACCCGCCGAAGTCCCACACGCTCTTGCGTGGCCGGTACTTCTCGACCAGTGGCGCGACTTGTTCGGCAAGCTTCGTGATGGTCTGCTTTGGCGCCTGGTGTTCCTCCAGCAGGTAGACCGTCCTCTCACCGGTGCGCCAGCCTCCAACCGCGATGGCGTCGCGGTCTTCGAAGCCTAGGTCGACGCCGATGCAGTAATTCCACTTTCCGCCGCCAACCGGGGCGTTTTCGTACTCCGCCGATGGGCAGTACCTGAAAACAAGCACGTTCTCATCTCGTACCCAGCGCCCCAAGTATTCTCGCTGATACGTCGGGTCTGCCTCGGTGATGTTGCGCCGTTCACGAATTCGTTTGAGAAAAAGCTGCGGGTCCATCCCGAGGTGCTTGTTTTCGTGGAGCGTCCAGAAGTACCGCGGAATGTTCGGGTTGTGGCAGGCGTCGTGGAAATACCCAGCGGCGAGCGGTCCGGGAGTGCCCGACAACCGCATGCGTCCGTCCACGTCGAGCATGGCGGGCTCTAGGATGTCATCGATCAAATAGCTCAACACCGACGAACGGAAATTCTGCGCCTCATCGACAATGGCCAACTTTACTTTGCTGACACCGCGGAACTTGTCGGCTTCCTTGCGATCCTTGGCGCCGCCCAGCCGAATGCGGCTGCCGTTCGGCAACGTGAAGATCAGTCTGCTTTCGTTGGTGACGCCACCAAGTGCAAACGCTTCATTTTCCATCTTGAGATGCCGCCACATTAGCTCCTCGGCAACACCGCGGGTCTGCGCCGCGTAGATACACGTGACGTTCGGCTCACCTAGCGCCGTCACGAGTAGAGCCGTCCCATCGCCAAAGGTCTTTCCGCTTCGGCGAGTCGTGCATGCTACGGCAAATGGCGAGTCGTCACGAACCCAGGCCCGTTGCTCGTCGAAGCAGATAGCCTCCGCGCTGAACTTAGCGGCGCGTTTTGATTGGGCGCGCTGACGGAGGGTCAGGGCTAGCTGGACTTCGAGGGGGTTCAATGACTGCTTTCAATTCGGGTGATTTCGCGTGCATGCCATCCTGCAACCGTTCTCCCAGCACAATCACCGTCCCCTGCGGTGGCACCACGATAGCCCGGCATCCACCGTCGTCAACCTCGACGTTCCCGGTGTGCTCGTCGTACAGGATGCCATCGCCCTCGACCCTGCGCTGCGATTCTCGCCCGCGCAGCTCCACGTTGGCACCCCAGCGGATCGACGTCACCTTGATCATGGTTGGTATTCCTTGATGATGGCAGGGTCGTAGCTCCAACATTCCGACTGATGCCAGTTGAAGCGATTCGCCTTTACCGTCCAGTGGCTGCACCTCGCGGGAAGCTCCACGTCTAGAAGCTCTATCGCTATCCCATTCCCACGAAACGCCTGCTTGACGTACACCCAGTGCAGGATGTCCGGGGGCCTACTGCACGCAAAGCCCATCAGCTGGTCCGGCCGCTCTTCCAGGCACGCGATGACCGTGCGGGTGCGTTCGTCGGTCAGGATATTCTCGATCACGCGATGCCAGCGCGGCCACCACATGGACTTTGGCATCACGAGCGAGAACGGGCCATCCATCCAATAGCCCTCAAGCCAAGCGTCGATCACAAACGCCATGTCGTCAGGGCCGGCCGGGCGAATCGCGAACTCACTCACGCGTGCTTCTCCGGTGGCGTCGCATCGCCAAACCGCGGCAGCAATTCCGCCAGCTGCTCGGGCGGCATCTTCGCCAGATGTTCACGAAGCAACTTGTTCAGTGACGCCTCGTCAAGCTTCTGGCGCGCCAGGAAGTCGGCGCAGTCGCGCTGGTCCTTCGCGATTTCAACGGCAGCGCGGGTGCAGGCCGTGAGACCCTTGAGATAGACTTGGTCCAGCCGGTCGTCAGCTGGAACAGCGCGCAGCATGTCCATCGTCTCGGCCAGTGCTTCCACGCCTGACTCGATGATTTCTCGAATGTCGCGGGTTCGGTTCATGTTCTACGACGCGCGCGCGCGATGCCTTCAAGCGTCGGCTTCCCCGCGCCGAAAGTCAAGCCATATTGTCTTTGACTCCGCGCAACCCACAATATGGGCTCTCTCTTAACTTCAACCCTGGCCAGATCTCCTAATCTGCCAGCAGGTCCGAACGTCAGCGCGGCTCTAAGCTGCGCGCCCCGTCCGTATGTCTCCAGCGCGCCCCCTGCCACCCGAGCGGGTCTCCCAGCCAGTGAGGGCAACCCGTGTTTCCGCCCCTGCGCCACTCGCGCGCGGGACTCGCCAGTCAGCTACGGTAGGGTCCGCTTGCCTCGCCGGCTTGGTCATGGGGAAATTCATTCGCACCGCCGACCATGGTGACCGCTTTCGTCGATGTCGTCAAGCCCTATGCGAATCGTTCCCTGCCAAAGTATGTTCACCTCCAGCAGTACACTCCATCTTCGCCCCATAACCTGATCCACGCAGGAGCGCCGTTGTGCCCTTCGTCCCAATCACAAAACTCGCACACTCGGTACGCGCGCCATACGCCATGCGGGCAAATCGTCATCTCCTGGACCTCCGTTCAATCTTCTTCACCGTCATCGTTTCGTCACCGATGCCTATCCGTAGGAGATGCAATCGCTAGGGACTTCTCCATCCTGTCATCAGCCGCATCAGTTTAGCCTGGTTCTTCTTGTCGAGCCGCTTGAAGTAACCGACCATGGCGATGCGGCCCGCAATGGTCTTCGCCGCCTCTCGCGGTCCCGGCCCGGACGGTAGACACATCCGCAACGCTACGTCAGACGAAAGCCCCGGCGGTCGCTTGGCTCTCCCAATCTTCACAGCAGCCCCAGCGTCCCGAGTACCTTCTGCACTGCCGGGTTTGTTGCCCGGTGATGGCTCCAGAACTGATGCACCCACTCAGCCGGCACGCTATCCCCGACAAACGCTCCGGCTGTTTCTGTGTGGTTGTCGACTGGACCTTGCCAGTGCAACGGGATGAACAACTCGGGATGTTTCACCAGCGCGAAGTTTCCCATCAGGTTGAAATCGCTCAAAGTCTTGTGTTGCAGCAGCCGCTCTTCTCCCCCAATGTGCTCCCATAGTTCGTGAATCATCCACGTCGGGAAAATGAACGGATGCCGGCACATCGTTTCGTGTGGAGCGCCGAAGCCGAGTAGCTCATCTGTGCTCGCCTTCCAGCAATTCGCATCTCCTGCCTCCTTCCATTCTCTCCATAGGACAATCGGCTTCGCAATGCTGGCCGCCGAGTCGGTCTCCAAATCCACGGGCCTCGTGAACACGCAGTCGCTATCCACGATAAGCACGCGGTCGGCGCTGCTGTACTCCCAGGCCCGCAGCTTTTCTATAGCCTGTCCACTGTAGCCAGGGAAATCCGTCCCGGCATACGCCCGGCAGCGCTCAATCGACCACCGGCGCGGTCCATGAGCAAGCAGAATCTCCCTGGGCGACTCGTGTCCTTCCTCGATGACCACGATTAGCCGGTCGTACCCGCTGACATTGTTGACGATGGATCGGAACAGGTAGGGCAACCAGTCGTAGTCCTGCGGGTACGTAATCAAGAAAAGGTCAGTCACTATTTTCATCGTGTACTCCTTCGCTTTTTTCTGAACCTTGACGCCTTCGTGTTCTGCGGGCATCCGTGTTAGGCAGAAGCGCCTGGGCACATTGCCAGGCGCTTTCGTCTTTTGCGTTTGCCAGCCAGGCATGCCCGTATTCGTTCCCCAGCGTCCGAAACACGCTCGGGCTAATACTCTGAGCCCCATAGAGATTAGCTATGGCGGGGGCTGAACCTAGTTCTGCTTTCAGCACCTGAGCGTGGAACAAATCCCAAGCACAGCCCCTGCGGCAGTGTTGCAAGCTTTGATGATCTCCCCAGAACGAGCAATGATGAACATGAGACCCTCCGACGTGACCACCATATGCGGCCATTAGAGACCCAGTCACGCGCTTGTCGCGTGCGAGATTCTCAGCATGCGCCCGCTTCAACACGTCGATCCAATCCCATCGCAGCGGTATTCCGTCCGCCTCCGCGAAAAACACATTGGACCAGGGCCAAATGTGGCAGTAGTTGCGATAGCATAGATCCGCGATTCCCGCGAATAGCCCCCACGATCCTTCGAGGTGGCCGGCGCCAGGCCGCTGGCTTCTAAGCTGGGTTACGGGAAACTTCCGCGCGCAATGCTGTATAGCAGCCGATAGGCCCGAGTTCTGCTCGACATCGAATCTCTCAGCAAAAATCAGCAGCACGTCGTCTCGATACTCCGGTTCTAGGTCTGCCAGAAAGCGAGCGAGCCGTAGCGCCTTGGATTGATCGCCTGGATAGAATTGCAGCGCGATTGCCAATGGCAAATCATTATGAGCACCCGGCTTCAAGGCCCGCACGGCGTCCTCTATTGCTAGGTGCGCTTCAGCCGTTGCGCCGAGTGGGCTATGCTCGA